TACAGGTTTTTCTTTTTTAGGTGGTGGTGTAGTGGTAGATCTATCGTACGTAAATGTTTCAGGTAAATTACGTCTATTTAAATAATCCTGTACTAATTCAAATAAAGTTTTTGCCATTATCTTCTTCCATCCGGTTGTATATCTAGCTTAAATGTTCCAAATCTCCATTCTTCGCCATTAGAATCGTTTTCTATCTTGAAGTTAACGAAACGACCCCTTGCTCTTGTATCCTTTTTATCAGTAGATGAGTCTATTGTAAAGGGACTCAAACTAGTGCTTGTATCTGATTGCTGCGGATATCTTTTCACAGCCAACGTAACTTTAGCATTACCAGCCAAAGTTTTAAAATCAGGAACAAAACGTCTTACAGCTAAGAAAATCTCACCTGCAAGGCTTGGTCCTGACGATCTCCCCCTTGCATCTCTTTGTCTTTGTTGTAGGTCAAAATCAAAAGATTTGATAAAAGATGGCACTATTGTTGTTGAACCGTCTTCATTAACTTGATCTGTTCCTATCTCATGTTCAAAATATTTTGTCTGTCCTAAACCATCTTGACCTATAACAGCAGGAAAAGTTCCATCGGCTGTGCTACTATATTTTGTAGCATAGGGTGCTGGATATATAGTTCCGTCCATCCAACTGGTTCTAGCTTCTGTGCCTGTATACCAACAGTTTTCACCATAGTTAAACACCACATACTTATTATTAAAATCAGAGCTTGATGATGGATAATACCAAGTTACTTCTGTAAATAAATTATTTAAACCAGCAGCAACTTGTTGTCCTTTTGTTGTATCAAAATCATTAAATACAAAATCCTCTACACTACAAGGCAATGATTTAACTGTACCATCAAATAAAAAGAAACCATTTGGTGATAACCAAAATGCTGATCCATCTATTTCTACAGCTGCATTTTTACCTATCAATCCACAGTTTGTACCAACCTGTTCAAAACCAAACGTAAAGGGAGATCCAATAAATTTCATGGTATATAATGCATTGTCTGTCCATATTAGAATTGTTTCTTTTGCTTTTAATGCTCCAACTATTTTAGTTCCATCTTGTAGTCTTTGTGAACCTGCTGCATTTATAGAAGTTGCAATATATGTATTTATATCTTCTTGATCGGAAAATCTTATAAACATATCATCTTGTGTAGTCGTATCACCAATAGTTGTTTCTGTTCCAAGATGTATTAAGTGTCTAGTTGTTGGTGATATTAGTGTGACTCTTGATGCAGTAGGATTACTTCCTGTTGCAAAACCAGATGTTGTAGTTGATGCTCTGTTTAATAAAGGTGTTGCAGCTCCTGCGTTCCATGTAAATGTTTTACCGTTTGCAATAGTTGCTATGAGAACTTGTCCAAAATTATCTAGGCTCCAGAGGCCTGGTTCTAGCACTACTGTTGATGCATTTACTGCACTACCAAATCCAGAAAAGTTTGTAGCGTTTGTAACTGTTGCACCACTACTATGCGCTTGTCCATTTGATGTACCAACTGTTGCTGTTCCATTTGTACCTCTAGTGATACCTGTTAAATCATTAGAACTTATTCCCGTATAAGTTATTAACTCATTGCCTACAGCTATGGTTCCACCGCCTGTTGGAAAACCTGTAACTGATGTTAAAGTTATGGCTGTACCAGATCCTCCTGTACCAGCAGTGTCTGCATTAAGTGCACCATTTAAAGTTGTCGTTGCAACCCCAGATACTGTTCCTCCAAAGTTACCAATACCAAAACCATATCCATAAGATTGTGCTGCAGGACCAACTGGTTCATAAGGTTTTATACTTAGACTACCTCCAGTAGATACCGTGCCTGTAGCGTTTGATGATTGTGTTATAGTAAAAGTATTTAATGTTGGAGCTGTAATTACTTGAAAAACTTTATCTTCAAAATCAGATGCAGAGAAACCCGTCCCTCCAGGTAAAGTTACTGAGTCTAATAAAATTATATCTCCAGCCGCTAAACCATGTGAGGCTTTTGTTATTGTACAAGTAGGTGAAGCATTAACGGTTGCAATTGTTGCTGAAGTCAATGTAGCTTTTAAAGGTGTAACATCATGAAGTTGTCCTTCAAAATATATAAGTAAGAATTTGTCTGTTCCTAACGCAACGTATCTATTACCATCTAGATCAACAAAAGAATGTTGTTTTCTAACTACACCAACTATCGTGTCTGAAACTAAAGAGGACCAACCACCAACTTTTTCAGGTAATCCATATCTAAATCTAACATTATCAGAATCTACCCAACGCTGTTCTGCGCCAGATGTTGTATCCTGTTTATCTATTCCAGGTTTGAAACTATAGTCTATAAGAGCCATATCAAACGCTCCTACTGGTTAGTTGACTTTAATACCCAGCCAACAGTTACGTTAACATAAAGAAGTGTTACTGATTGACCGTTAACATTTAAAACTAAATTGGAAGTTCCCGCATTTATTTTGTGACTATTTCTATTTACTGTAAGATTGTTAGATGCAAAAAAGTTACCACCATCTATAATAGTCACTTCGTCTCCTGTCGCAGCAGAAGCTGGTAATGTGACTGTTATAGGGTTAGTATTTGTTATTCCAATTATTTGATCATTTTTTACAGCAGTGTATGTGGTTACAGATGAAGAGTTAACTGTATAATATCCTTTTTGTAAAATAGACTCTGTTGTATCTGTTCCATCAGATATTAAACTTACGATAGACCCTGGTGCAATTGTTACAGGATTAGAAGACGAAGCTGTTTTTACAGTTAATGTAAAATTGCTTGTAGTTCTAGTAGTTGCATCTTCTATTATAAAATATCTTTCAGCACCACTAGGCATCGTCACAGTTCTATTGGCAGCTAACGTCCCTGTTAATTTATAGTATATATTTTTACCATTGGATGTTGCTCCGTTGTCCAAGGCTAGTGTTACATCGGCAGCGGCTACATCTAAAGATAAATAACCTGTAGCAAGTTGCTCCAATATCTGTAAATTAGTGTTTGTTATATTACCCCAAAGACCGGCTTTTTCACCAGTTGTGATAATCTCTAATTTTGAATTTGTTGAAAATGTTGATGCCATATTAAATCGGGTCTATTTCTACCCAAACACTATTAGTATTTGGATCTATTTCACTCCATGTTATTGCCGTAGCATCTTTAACAGTTATTGTCAAAGGTGTTGCATCTGGCGTTACATTTGCTTTACCGATCAATGTAACACTTCCTGTGTTTAACGTCAATTGGTTTCCAGACACTGTTGCATTAGCTGCTGCATTGATTACCACGCTTCCTGCAGCTAAAGTTAGTCCACTTCCTGCAACAGTTACATTAGCTGCAGCGTTGATTACCACGCTTCCTGTAGCCGCTGTTAGAGGATTTCCTGTTACATTAACAAGGGCACCTGCTAGTGTTGTTGCTGCACCAATAGATAATGTTAACGGATTACCTGTTACGTTAATTGAAACGTTAGGATCAAATATGCTACTTGATATTGGTAGCTCGGATATAGAACTAAGACCGAGCATCTATTATGCTCCTGTCAGTGCTTTTATCTCAGCGTCGGTTAATCCTAGATCTTTGAGTTTTTGTTTGCCAGATGCTTTTTCTGTTTCTGTTTGATTAGCTTCTTCTTCAGCAGTAGGTAATTCTGCCATTTTAGCTTCTATGTCAGCTTTAGGAATAGGTGTTGTTCCTTCATGCCATTCTATTTCGCAAGTTTCTAAATCATCTCCTCTTATAACTACTTGTGCATTAGGATTTATTTTAAGTATTGCTTTTATAATATTCATTATCCAGCTATCTCCATTAAAGTTAAACTTGCTTTTGAACTATTTACATTCATATAACCTGTACCAGAACTTTGTAATGCACCTTTCATTTTATATGTAATTTCAGAAGTGCTTGATGGTGCATCTGTAAAAACACATCCCCAATTAGATGAACCAAATATACTACTTGCACCAGTTGCTTTTACAAGTTGACCACCACTTAATCCAAAACTAGCAGCTCCTAAATTTGTACTATCTCTAAAAAAAGTTCCATTCATATACATATCACCATTTCCACAAGCTAAATTTTGAGAACCTAAAATAACTATTTTATTTGATGAGCTGGATGGAGTTATTGCTAAAGTTATATTATCTGTCCAAGTGTATGATCCTGTTGTTACTGTAATTTGTGTGCTATTTGTTGAATGAAGAACTTGCAAAACGTTTCCCGTAACTGCAGTTCTGCCTGATCCACCATTAGCCGCTGGCAATGTTCCTGTAACATTGCTTGCAAGGTTTACACTGGTTCCGAATGCGTTTGTGTTTAGTCTAGTTATTGCCATTATGTGTCTCCAATTCTTTTAAATAAAAGCGTAGTTACGTTATAATTAGTATTACCCTCAAAAAATGCATTTGTAGCATCTCCATTTGATCCTTGCACTCTAAATCTATCTGTTGAAATATTTGTTACATCTAGGAGTATGTTTTGATGAGCAGTTTGTCTTGATGGTGGAGATGATCCATCACTTTCAAAACCAATCCATAATAAACTTTGATCAGTATAAGCACCTCCTGAATTTGTGCTTAATTGCATAACACTAGAAACATTGGTATCAGCAGAATCAGTTGAACCAAAAACCATAGTTTGATGTATTTCATAAATTCCAGTTTGTGGAAATGTAAATACTCCAGAACTTTCTGTCATAGCTGAACCAATAGATACTGAACCAGTTTGATCCGCTGCTTCCCATCCAGTAACAGTTTGACTATTATTATTACAAGTAAAATTAGCAGATAATCTCCATTGTTGAGCCATTGTAATTCCACCAATTAAAGCAGATCCATTGTTTTGTAATGTCCCAATAATATTTGTCGTGTCACCAGATGCACCTATAGTAATAGTATCAGAACTCTCGTTGATAATGTTATTACCGTCTGTGTCCTGTATCGTGTCTGCTTTTAATATACTTGTCATTATGCTCCCATTAACGCGTTAATTTCGTCGTCGTCCAATCCTAAATCTTTTAACTTCTGTTTACCAGAGGCTTTTTTATCTATCGCTGCTTGTGTTTCTGCATCATAATCAGATTGTAATTGTGTTAAACCATCAATACATTCTTGTTCAGTGGGTTTTATTTTACTAGCGTCATGTATAATTAAATTTGCATACACCTTATTTTTACTATCTGACCAACCAAACCATTGACCCTTATGCAATGAAGCTAAATAATCTTCTATGTGATCTGGTTTACCTGTATTAATATTCATTTTACGTATCTCCTAATCTTATAAACATCATTTGAGTATCACTTCTATCAGTATTTCCTGTGGTATAAACGTTATTGTCACTTACATCTGTAGAAAATTTTACTTTTACATTTGCGGTGTCTGTGACATCTACAATAGTTTCAGCATACGCATTTGCATAAGAAGTAGAACTTTGTAAATAATCAATACCATCAGTTCCCATAGCTACTGCATTATAAGATGAATTATCTGTTGTCACTCTAATGGTACCTCTATTAAATCTTGATGGATTGTTTCCAGTTATGTAAAAGGTCACATAAAAACTTACTTTATAAATCCCTGTAGATGGAAATGTAAATGCTCCAGAACTTTCTGTCATAGGTGACCCTATTGATCCATATCCAGCAGGAGTATCGATTCTTTCTAAATTTGAGGTAATAGTAGCATCTCCTTGATATGATGTTGTTAATCTCCAAACATCTGCCATTGTAATTCCACCAAATCCAGAGGCTGTACCAGAGTTTGTAATAGTGCAACCTGAAGGAATAGAGATAGTCTCGCCAGATTGACCAATAGTAATAGTCCCTGATCCAGAGCTTGTCTCTATATTCGATACTTTTAATGTTCCGTTTGCCATAATTATTTCGGATTATCCGTCCTTACTTTGTTATACTTTACTACATACTCATCCCATTTTGTAGTTTCAGCTCCTATTTCTTTTTCACAATATGCTTCTGCAAATTCTTGTAAAGAAGGATAAGCTGCAGCTCTATTTCTTGCATACTCTTGATTATCATAATTAGTTTGAAGTTCCGTCATTTTAGCTTCTATGTCAGCTTTAGCTATTGGAGTTGTTCCATCTGTCCAAGTTATTCTATCAATATCATTTGCTCTAATTATAAATTTTGCATTTGAATTTATTGCATATATTGCATCACTTAATCTTATCATTATGCTCCAATCTCCATCGCTGTTATTGTAGATGTTGCAGCAGTGTTGTAATTTAAATAAATGTTTCCTGATCCAGTATCTCTTTTTACATATGCTTCATAGTGAAGTGCTGAAGTTGAACTTGGAGTATCTAGAAAACTAGCACTAAAAATACCAGCATAGTAATCAGAATCTTTTGCTCTTAAAGTTCCAAAACCTCTGACTGCTGTTAAAGCTAAATTTGTGCTATCTCTGTAAATAGTAATAACAAACTCGTCATTTTTAGTAATAATCACAAATGGAATAGTTACAGTAACAAGAACTTTACTTGATGTAGCACTTGGAGTTATATCTACATCTGTTTCTGTTGCTTGATAAGATGTATTACCAAAATTATCTTCTGTGCCATGAGTGCCTTGAACCACTTGAATAATTTTTCCTGTTGTTAAACCAGTTACTGTTGCACCAGTTACATCAAAAGTAGCTCCTGAAGGGATATCTATTGTATCTCCCGAAGCACCAACTGTTAAAGTTGTGCCTGTGCTTGGTTGAATTAAATTTGTTTCTAATGTGCTCATTATAAAATTACAAATGTACTCCCTGATGGTATAGTCACTGTTCCTGATACTGTAACAGGACCAACTAACGCG